TAATTATAATGAATTTGATGAAATCCGAGATATATATTTTAATATGTCAATTACTAATTTTTCATCTACTGATATTATAAAATGTATAATTAATAAAATATTATTAATTGATTCTATATCTGATCATAAAAAAATGGAAATTGTACAATTATGTTCTGATGTAGAATATCAAATGATCATTGGTCGTAGAGAAATTATACAATATGATTTATTAATAATTATGATTATGAATATTATAAATAAAAAAAAATAATATATAAATATAAATATAGTTATGTACATATTAATTATATTATTATTACTTATTTTAATTATTTTATTTAAAAATAAAGAAAATTTTGAAATTAATGATTCAAAAAAAAAAATAAGTGATATGTATAAACAAAATGGTATTACTGCATCTCAGTTAATTAATACTGATACACTTAATACACAAAATTTGTCTGCTGAAAATTTTATTGGAATAATTGTTGCATGGTCTGGACCTATAACTTCTATACCAACAGGTTGGGCATTATGTGATGGTTCGACATATAAAGATCCAAATAATAATGATATACTATCACCTGATTTACGTTCTAGATTTATATTAGGAGCAAGTCCTGCAAACACTGAACCAATAATGGTAAAATTAGATGTAAATTCAGATGTAGTTAGAATCACAAATAATGATGCAAGTAATAATGTTATATTTTTAACACCTCAACCTATTAATACCAAAGGTGGTGAAGAAAAACACGCACTTACCGTTAATGAATTTCCAACACATAAACATGATATTCCTGTTGTTGCTTATGGTGGGGATTATCAAAAGTGCACTCGCACTGATTCTCAAGGCAATTGTACAGCAACTGGATGGAATTGTGAAAATAGTCCGGTTGGACCGGATTCAATTCCAAAACCAGGTTTTGGGGCACGTATAGGAAGTGGTTATGCTACTTCTAACACCGGAATAGATACATCGGGTAAATCAAAATCACACGAAAATCTACATCCATATTATTCATTGGCATTTATAATTAAAATATCTTAGTATAATTTATAATGGATTATATAATATTAATTTTATTTATAATAATAATTTTAGTAATAATAAAAAGAACTGAAAATTTTACTACTTCATGTATTAATGTTATAAATAGAGAGAGTGTTATTAATTTAAAATCAGTATTTACAAATGATAAAATATATTATAATAATATCAACTGTTCAAATTTAAAAACTAAAAATTTACATCCAAAAAATTATAGAGGTGTAATTGTTGCATGGTCTGGAACTTTAGATAAAATACCAATAGGTTGGAAATTATGTGATGGGAGTGAATATACAGATAATTTTGGAAATAAAATTAAATCTCCTGATTTAAGATCTAGATTTATTATTGGTGGATGGGATAAAAAAGTCGTTGATTCATTATCAACATCACCTAAATTAACACCGTATATATTAAAATCAACTGGTGGGAGAGAAACACATACACTTACTGTAGATGAGATTGCACCACATGAACATGCACAATTTTGGATATATGGAGCGTGTAATGATTATACAAATCCAGGTTGGTATGGTGATAGCCAAGGAGGATGTTCATTAAAAACAAATGAAAAAATTGTCCCACCAAATTCAACTATATTTCCCGATTCTATAGAAAATAATAAACCACATAATAATATGCCTCCTTACATTGCATTAGCATATATAATTAAAATATAATTTACTATTATATATGAATGAATGTAAAAAATATATTTTTTTATATCTTACTTTTAATGATTTTATATATTTGTTATTATAAAAAAGAATTATTTATTGATAGTTCTATTCCAAATTGTGATAATGATAAACAAAATTCTAATACAATAGTTGGTAGTGTGGGTTATTTATATGCTGAAGATAGTTTATTTGCAAATTATAATAATATAACAATTTCAGATACTACATATACAAATATATTTAATTCACCAAATATGAAAGGTATTATTGTAGCATGGTATGATGATATTAATAATATTCCAAATGGATGGGCATATTGTGATGGTTCAACTTATAAAGATCTAGATGGTAATAATGTGATTACACCTGATTTACGTAGTAGAACAATTTTAGGTGCATCTAATCCATCAAATATTAATGGTTTATCGCAACAAAATCTCACACCAAAGTTTGTTAATGATATTAGTGGTGTTGAAAAAGTTACATTATCAGTAGATGAAGCCCCTGCACATTCACATTTTACTGTTATTGGTAGTACAACTCAAAATTGGGCAAATGGTACTAAATTAAATTCACTCCCAGGTGCAGCACTTTTGGATTTTGATGGTGAAGGCTGTAGATCCGGACCTACAAATGCAGTTGGTGGAGGTAAACCGCATAATAATATACCTCCATACATGGCACTTGCATATATTATGAAAATTCATTAATAAAAAAATTAACCCTCAAGTTCTGACAGAGAATAACGTCGGCGTACATACTTTGGGCGTGGTACTTCTTGTGGTTCAGCCAGAGTATATGTAATTGACTTTATCTTTCGACCATCATCATATTCATCTTCACGAATAAGATTTTCGTTCTCGTCGTAGAATTTGGAAATTCCGTGAAGAAATCCATTGCAGAATGTACGGTCTGAAATTAGTCTACCAGCCTCGTCAAATGTCTTGTAGAATCCATTCTTCTGATTCCTCTTATATTGGACCACAATAGCTGGAATATGATCATTAAAATTGTAATGATTCTTAACCAGAATACCATCTGCAAGATAACCATTCACATCATAAATATTTGATTTTGTATCAAAAAGCATTTTTTATATTGATATTTTTTATTTATTTTTAGAGTTTACAGATTATTAGAATTTCATTTTTTTATAAAAAAGTTGATTTAAATTCTATTTAAATAATACTTAATTTGATATCATATATAAATTAAAATGTGTGGTATATGGTTTTATTGTGCTCCTACTGGTACATATGATAAAGAATATATTCTATCCTGTGCACATAGTGATAATTTGAAAGCTAGAGGTCCAGATCGGTCGATTGTTAAAAAAATTACCGTGAGAAATTTTGATTTTTTTCTTGTATTTCATCGATTAGCAATTATGGATTTATCTGAGATTGGCGATCAACCATTTCATATTAAAAATAACAAAGAAGAGATTTATTTGATGTGTAATGGTGAAATTTATGGTTATAAACATTTGATTGAAAAATATCAATTACAAAATAAAATAATATCAAATTCAGATTGTGAAGTTTTAATTCATCTTTATAATAAATTAGGTCTAGAAGGATTATATGAAGAATTATCAGATCATTATGAAGTATCAGGTGAATTTGCAATGGTAATTCTTCATGTAAAGGATAATAATGTTCTAATTCATTGTGCTCGTGATGTTGGTGGTGTTAGACCACTTTATTATTCTCATAATTATTCACATCATTCTGCACAAACAAAAATTAATGGTTTATGTTTATCATCACAATTATGTGGTATTCCTGTAACAAATCATCATCAGATGGTTCAACAAGTAAAAGCATATTCTATTCATACTTATACAATCCCATTTGATGATGATCATATTCAAGAAAAATTACATAAGATTTATGATTTACGTGATATTCCCATAACTATTTATGATGAAACAGAGGCTGTTCATAAGATTCAAAAAGTTTTAACAAAATGTGTAGAGGATAGATTTGCATCAGATAGGGATATTATTTTTATGTTAAGTGGTGGATTAGATTCTAGTATATGTTGTGCATTAGGTGCGGAATTTGCAAAAAAACATAATAAAAAAATAAAAACAATGTGTATTGGAATGGAAAATGGTACAGATCAATTATATGCCGAATTAGTTGCCAAACATTTAGATACAGATCATACAATGATAAAAAAATCAGAAGATGAATTTCTTGATTGTTGTAAACATAGAGTAACTGCAAAGATCGAATCATATGATATCACCACAAACAGAGCATCTACCCCACAATTAATATCAGCTGAAGAAATTGCATCAAAAACAAATTGTAAGGTTGTTATTGTTGGAGATTATTCAGATGAAGTTTGTGGCGGTTATAATGAAACTAAATTAGCACCATCAATTCATCATTTCCGAGAACGTATACATGAATTAACAGAAGATATCATTTATTTTGATGCTCAACGTGTTGATCGTTGTGTAGCTGGAATGGGATTAGAAGCTAGAACTCCATTTGGTGATCATCGTTTTATCAAACTATATATGTCAATTGATCCTAAACTTCGGGTAGCAAAAGATGGAGTTGAGAAATATTTATTAAGAAAAGCATTTGAAAATTTTCTACCATCTAGAGTTGTTTGGCGACCAAAAGAAGCATTCTCTGACGGTATATCATCTCTTAAGAAATCGTGGTATGAAATTATACAAGAAGAAATAAATGGGTTATATACAGAAGAAGATTTAGAATTAGCAAAAGAAAAATTTTGTTATTTAACACCTTATACAAAAGAATCTTTACATTATAGATTAAAATTTAATGAATTTTATTCTAATAAATTTGCAACAGTTTTACCATCATTTTGGCTTCCAAAATGGGGTGGACAAAAAGATCCATCAGCTAGATTGTTAAAGAATGTTTATAAACAATAGAATTATAAGATGAAATTATTTTGGCATTTTGTTCAATATAAAAAAATATAATATATATAACAACCGATAGTATTATTGATAAAATTGGTAAAGATATTATTGATCTATTATTTGTTAAACCAAATTCTTTAAACTTTTTTCTTTTTTTATCATAAATAAAATTTGGTTTATTATATATTATTATTATTATTACAATTATATAAATAATAATAGAGTTAAATAAACAATTCATTATATAATTAATTTATAATTATTAATTTCAATTATAACTATTAATAATTAAATTAACAATAGCATCTTCAAATTCACGTAATATTTGATCTTTGAATGGTTGTAATGATCGAGAATAATCATTAATTGAACTATAATTTAAATTTGCTAAATTTTTTAATTCATTTAAAAATGATATTTTCCAGCTATATTTTGCTATTTGATTTGAATTAATATTTGTAGCTGGAAGAACTGGACGTTCATTTCTTCGATTATTATGCATTTCTTTTATATTAGATTTTAATTCACATCTGCCAGCGTATGTTATAAAATCAGTAGCATTATTTATATCTCCTGGCAAATAATAATAACATATCCGTGATGTTTGTATTAATTTACTTAATAAAATTAAATATAAACATAATAATTTAAAATTAGTTTGATCATTCATTCCATAAACTAATGCCATATATTCTTTATAATTATTTGTTGATCTTCTAACTAGTTGTACTAGATTCATTTCCGCAGGAATAGAATTTGGATAGCGAATAATATCTCTCATTGATTTACCAGTTCTATCTAGTATTTCTGTATTCATTCTATCATAATTTAATAATGGAAAATATGTTTTAATAAATACATCATAATTTTGTTTTATTGTATTTATTGAATCAAATTCAATATTTCTATCTACACCTAATTCTTCTTCTCTTGGTGATTCTTCAGAACCAACTCTACCTACATTATCAAAATATTCATATTTTGTATTTTGATAATTTTCTACTTGTGCAACACCAGTAGAAAATAGGGCATTTGACAATAATGCTTGAGATAATTGTGTCGGAGGAGTTGGTTCTGTAAAGAGTGGAGGAATAGATGTTATTTCTATTGGTGGAGGTGGTGGAGGTGGTGGAGGTGGTGGAGGTGGTGGAGGGGGTGGAGGTGGTGGAGGTGGTGTTGTTTCAGAATTTACTTTAGTTGTTGTTGGTGTTGATGTATCTTCTGAAAAAAATACAAAATAAATAATAATACCACTTATTATAAGAAGTACTGCAAATATAACAATAATTATTATATATTTTTTTCTATTTGCTTGTAATAAAGGATCTTGTATATTTTGCATATTCTGTGGTAATATATTTTGTGGTGATATATTTTGCATATTTTGTGGGAATACAGACATTGTATATATTAATTGAAAATAAAAAAATATTACAAATATATATTAATTTAATAATAACCTGTTACACCATCATAATAACCAAGGCCATTATGTTGTTTAAGTCTTAATTCTGCTAATTCATTAATTTGTTTTGGTGCAATATCAACTGTTAATCCATTTGATTCTATTGCTCTATCGTTATATTTTTTCTTTAGTTGTTTAAAAATTTCTTTTTGATCAAGAATATTTGTATTTTCTGTTCTTTCAAAAGTATAGAAGTCTGTTCTATCATTATTAACACCAAATGAAAAATTAGACATATAACCTATAACAAATACATCATCTAATGTAACATTTAAATCAATTGATTTTTCATTATTTTTAAAAAAATCTCTGTCAACATTAAGATCACTTCTATCTAAAACAAATGATATTTTTACAACCATCTGATCTGAAACATTTAATTTTTGTATGATCATGAAAACTGTATATTTAACTTGAGAATCAGATTCTACTTTTTCTACTTTATCAACCTTAATAATTTTAATTTTTGATTTTAATTTGTTTTTAAATAAATCACCAGGTAATCCAAGATTTTCTAATTGTCTTTCCCAACCTGATTTAACAGTTGGATTTGGCATTGAATTTTGAAATCCATCATCAACTGTTACATAATTATGTACGTTTTTAACAATTTCATTATTTAACATTTTTAAAAAAGCTTTCAATAATCCTTTTACTTCAATTTTATTTACTGTTGTATATGAAACAGGTAAACATGCTTTATTAAATTTTGGTTTACCATATTCAAGTAAATGATCAAAAGCTGTTACAGTATCCCTATAATCTTCATGAAATTGTTTATCAATAAAATATGGTTTTACTTTATTTATTTCTCCATTTACTTTTCCATTTATTTCTCCATTTACTTTATTTATTTCTCCATTTATTTCTCCATTTACTTTTCCATTTACTTTTCCATTTACTTTTCCATTTACTTTATCATTTACTTTTCCATTTACTTTTCCATTTATTTCTCCATTTACTTTTCCATTTACTTTATCATTTCCATTTAATATTTCATCAAGATAATCATAATTATCAATAATTTCATCAGTATCATCAACATTATCTAATTTTTCTGTTGCTTTATTTGATGACTTGAAATACAAAGATAAAAGTATTATAATAATAATAATTACAACTATTATTAGCATATTATTATAATATTAATTTATATAAAATAATTTTAACTATAATATTCATTTGTACTTATTTGTGTTTTGTATTCTCTATAAGAGATATTAAATAACGAATCTATATCAATATTATCTGGTTCTCGTTCAATTATTCTATCATATGTTGCAAGATAATCAATTTCATCACCGTCTATATCCATTGCATCATCTTCTTCTTTAGCATCTTCTAATGCTTCCTTTTCTTCTTCTGTTAATTCTTTATTTTCATCTAATAATTCTTCATATACACCTTCAGTTACACCCATTACATCTTTTATTTCATCAATATAAGTTGCAGAATGTATAAAATAATAGAATTGTTTAAAATCTATATCAAAATTAAATTTATCTTCATTATATAAATCAAATATTACATTAATAAAATCAACTATTAATTTTGCAACTAAATGATTATTCTGATTATATAAACATAGATTATAGAAATTTTCAATAATATAAAAGTGTAACATCATACCATTTTTATCATTTTGATTTATGAAGTTTATATTTATTGATGGATATGGTAATTCAATATTATTAATTTTATTTGGTATTAAAATATCAGTTACACCTTTCCAATGTTTAAATATTACATTTGATCCATCATCATCAGATAATTCAATTGAATTTATTTTTTTATTATATTTTTCGACTAATGATAATAATTTATCTGAAAAATAAGTTTCTTCATTAAATGAATCTTCATAAAAATTTTTTGGTTGTTCAACTTCTTTCTTTTTAGGTACATATGAATTTATAATTCTTATTACAAGTTGTTGAAATTTATAAATTATATTTTTCATATTTTGATAACGATCTAAAATGATTTTTTCAATAATCTGTTCACCTAATAATGGATTTTTTTTAAGTTCTGACTTGTAATCTAAATCAATTAAATATTCTTTTTGAATATCATTTAATACTGTTTTTACATTTATATGTTCAGATGTTAATGCTAAAAGTTTAAGTTTATTATATATTGAATAATTAATTTTCATCATTAATTTAGGATTTTTATTATATATAATTTGTTTTGATTCTTCTCTATATCCTAACATTACATGTGTTTCGGCATCATAAAATACATCGACTTTACCATTTTTATATGATTGATAAGAAATAACATCAACATTAAATTGTGGATGATTTTCTTTGTATGTAATTTTATTATCTCTATCTAAAATAATAATTGGTTTATCATATTTTACGCCGGTATAATCATGTGTAAATATATAAACATTGTCTTTCAAATATTGGTGTGTTTTTGTTAATTCTTCACCAATTGTTTTTTCTAACAAATCAATTAATTTATCAATATATTTATATTGTTTATCTTTAGTTGTTGCTTCAGAAAACTTTATTTGTATTTTTTCATGTAATTTTTCTAAATATTTTATTTTTTTATCATTTACATCAATATTCTCTTTTGTTGATTCAATATATTTTTCACTTTTGTTAATATATTTTTTATTAATATTATCTTCTAATTGGTCTAATTCTACATATGTATATACATATATTTGATCCTTTTTACATTTTACACAAACATTTTTTCCATCTTGTAATTGAAATAAATGTAGATTACTATCAATAAAACAATATTTTTTTGCCAATTCTTTTAATTGATTTTTTTTATAAATTTGTGTTATTTCATTTTCGGTTTTTGAATCTTCTGTAATCTTTGAAGTAATTTGGTTACATATTATACATTTTAAAGAATTATCATCTTTTGAAAATTCCCATGAATGAAATTCTCCAGTATTACAATTTGTAATATTTGATAGATGATCTGTTGTTATTTTAGGATCCGCATTATAATTAAGATAATTTTTTGGATAAAAACATTTTCTCCAGTGAAAAGGTATTTCATTATCTGTAGGATATACAAATTTTCCAGATAATTTATATGCTTCTGGTTTTGTTAAAATAAATGTCTTTGATTCACCAAATAATGAAGCTTTTGAATCAGCTTTAAATTTATTATATAAATCCATATTCGAGAATGTTGTATTTAATTTATTATAAAATTTTGATACAATTACTTCATAGATTCTTGCCTTCTTTTCACCAGAATTTTCTAATACACTATTAATTATATCAATTACTGTTGTAATAATAATCTTCTGAATTATAGGTAATAATTTATTTCTTTTGGCTTTATCATTTGCAGCATCTTTAAAATCATAATACCATATATTATATTTGGATATAAAACAGGCCATTAAATATAAAACATAACAGAATATCAAATAATTTTTTACTGGAACTACATCACCTTGATTATTCTTTCTAAATTTTAATCCTTCAAATAATGATTGATAAATTTTTTCAAATATGAAGAAATTACAAAATCCTTTTTTATCAACATTCATCATTGTAATTTGAGATTCATTTAATTCTAACATTAATAAAAAGATTAAATATCCAATAACATTATTTTGTTTAATCGGTTTTAAAAAATCTTTATCTTTACTGGAAAATATAAATATATTAGATTCTAATTCAAAAACAAACATATTTGAATTATAAATACCATATAATTTAGCAATTGATTCATTTCTTGTTTTATAATTTTTCTTTAATAATTCATTATTTAATAAAATTAAATCGATTGCATCTTTTATTACAATTTTACGTCTTGATTTAATATTAATTGAATTACCAAGAAAATAACTTAAATTATTTATCAAAGCAATTTTTTCAATATATTTATCAATTGATCTAATTGTTCCTCTATATTTTTCATATTCGGGCATATCTTCTAATGGTGTATCTAATGGCAAACCATATACAATAAATCTTTGTGATGAATCATCATATTTTCCATCTTGAACATATTTTTTAATGTTTATAAAAAACCCACAACTTTTACAAATATAATCATGTTCCGCATTTTCTTGTACATATAATTGTATATATTGATATAATTCATCAAGGAATAATTTTGTATTTGTTACTTTTAATTCTGATATTCTATCCCATGTAATATTGTGTTGACATATTCCTTCAACTTTTTCTTTTTCAACAGTAATACCTTCTTCTTTAATAAATTCAGTTGATATCTTAAATTTATTAATATTATCATCTTTTGATTTTACATATTCTGGTAATTTAATAATATCACCAGTTAAACCATAAACTTTATCATCAAATTCATCATATTTAATTTCTTGTGGTGTAATAATTGATTTAAATAATTCATCAGATATTTTTTCATATAAACTTTTTACTTTTGTTATTTTAATCTTATTCGATTCATAACGATTAATAAAATCAAATACAGATTGTAAACCAATTGATGTTGTATTTTTATAAATTGTCTTACATCTTTCAATAATTTCTTCATAAATATATTCAACTAAACTATCATATAATTTACCAAGTAAAATTTTAATATTATCATGAGTTGTCATTTTTGATTCTTGTTCATATGTGTCTAATTCAACATTATCTTTTTCTAAATCAAATAACCAAAATACTGATTTTTCAAAATTTTTATCTGATATTAATGTTTGTTTAATAAATTCTTCTGTTAATTTATATCCATTATCTATATCTCCTAAATCTCTAATATTTGTAACATCTTTATTTTTCATACAATATAAAAATTTAAGATTTGATGGAATCATAACACCAATTACATTTAATTGTTGATGCTCACTACCAATTCTCATTTGTAATTTAGCATTTGGTTTTTGTTTAAATTGATCTGTCATATCAAATGATACAGCTCTAACACAATCTATTGTTTTATTAACACTAATATTAACACTATTAGGTGTATTTTTTAAATTAATATAAGGATATAAAGTTGTATCTTCTAATTCCTTTAAAAATTCAGCATTCTCAGTTGAAATTTTTCCTTGATTAATAAATTTTTGTATAATCTTTATGTTCTCAAAATTATTAATTAAAACTGTTTTTTTGTAATTTAATGGTGTGTAAAAATATTTTTTAACATCTTCTTTGGATTCTAGATTTATATTTGTTACTTGATCAAGTTTATCAATTATAAATTTTATCTTTGTATCTTCTTTTGATTTTATTTTATCACTTTTATCATATTTTTCTCCATCTTTATGGAATAATAAAAAATCGTCAATAATAGGTACTAATAATCCAGATTCAAATAAATCTGCTATTTTATCATCTAATGATTTTTCTTGGGCTAATAATATTTCATTATATTCAGTCAAATAATCCCATATAACATATGCATAACCTTTTGCTAAATCTCTTTTACTTAATAATAATTCAATTGATCTAAAATCAATAACAGATTTAGTTGGTAAAACGATATCAATAAAAATAAATTCACCTTCAGATGAATCTAATATATCAATCATCTTGTATAATTCTTTTTTCTCTTGTTTGTATAATTCATATAATAATATTGTTTTAACAATATTATGTGCCTTTAATTCTTTCTCTTTTATCTGTATATAATTTTCATTAAAAAAATTTTCACCAAATGTATTATAAAATTTAATACATGCTTTATAATCTATTCTATTCATTAATGTTTCCTTTTTTTGAGGTGTATCTGTTTCAATAAAATTTATAAGTTGTTTTATAAACTGAAAATATTTTACTATTAATGCATTACTTTCAGAATTAAAAAAGTTATCAATTTTATAATTATATTGAATAGAATTTTTTGTAAATTCAACAATATTATTCATAAATGTTGAATCTGAATTAACATAGAAGAATCCAATGTATAAAAATAAATAGATACAAAGATATCTTTTAAGTGTTTCTTGAATTTTTATTTTTATTGATGAATTTTTTAACAATTCTTCTAATTCTGATAAATTGATCTTATCACAATAAGATTTTAAAGATTCTGTTAATTCTTTTTGAAACTTTACAAAATTAGTTTCACCTAAAATTTTCTTTAATACTTGAGTTTTAGTTATTGTTGCATAAAAATCATCTATAATTTTGTCTAACAAAAGATCAATTTTATTTAGATACATATTAAATAAAATATATTATTATATCAGAAAATTAATTCGTTTATTAGCAAGTTATAAAATAAAATAAATATAATATAAATTGGGATAATGTCGATTAATTCTATTTTACTTGATTTTATTGATTTAATTAAAAAAAACGATCAAAATGATATTAAAAATATTAATTTTAAAAAATTCTATGATTTTACTATAATCTATACAG